ATAAGTAATTTAGGGTTTGATTTTGAGTGGTTATATTTTGAAGAGTATGGTAAACCATTTATCTTTAATGAGTTTGCTGACGGGGTTTATAGAGGGTATAGGAGAGACTTTACGGAACTGAATGATTGTATACCTCTAATGAAATGGTATGAGTTATTAAAGACATTACCTGACCTTAATCTTAAAACGGAAACTAATCGTAAATATTCATCAGCAATCCGAACATTGGGAAGGTTGGAAGGGGCTGGGGTAAAGGTCGATAGAGAAAAATTTATTGATAGTTTTAGCTTCGACCCACAATTTATCAAAAAGGGTGATGTAGTATTCACACAATACAATCCATACACAATAACCGGCAGACCTTCTAACAGGCATTTGGGTGTAAACTATTCTGCTCTTAACAAATCCGATGGTAGCAGGGAGAGTTTTATTAGCCGGTTTCCAAATGGTACTCTGCTTCAATTCGATTACGAGTCATATCACATACGCCTTATTGCCGGATTGATTGGGTATAAATTACCTACGGATATTTCGGCTCACCAATACTTTGCGGATATATACGGAACAGATTACGAAACGGCAAAGGGGATTACATTCCGTTATCTATATGGTGGGTTGGATGATGAAGCTCGTAAGATTCCATTCTTTCAAAAAGTAGAGGAATATACCCAATCCGTTCATAGGGGGTTTGTAATTTCGGGCCGTTTGACGACACCCTTATTTAAAAGGGAAATACACTTCGGACGAATAGAGGGTGCTACTGAACAAAAGGTATTCAATTATTTACTACAAGCCTTAGAAACGGAAGTTAATTATATGAAGATGGGTCAATTGTGGGATGCGTTGGGTGGAAGGTTATCCCGTCCGATTTTATATACCTATGATGCTTTATTATTTGATGTCCATCCAATTGAAAGGGGGGAGGTAATCCGAATTGTTAAGGATGTGATGGAGACGGGTGGATTTCCGGTCCGAGTTTACGAAGGAAAGAATTATAACCATTTGGAGTTAATCCCTTAAAAGTTTATATTTATATCATATAATTATAACCTAAACTATGCGCAATTATGAAATTAGTTAATCTTATACCACTTAAAGAAATAGATTTTAGAAACCAAGATGCATTTGATGCATATATCAAAAAGCACGATATAAGACCTTCTACGAAAGTAAAAATAGCAGGTAAAACAACAACAGCAGGCCAAGCAGCTCAACAATCTAAAGATAAAGCCGTAAAGGGTACATCGGTATTTGGTAAAGATAAAGGTAGTAGTGTATTTGGTGGAGATAAAAAAGGACCAAAAACTGGTGATATTGTTGTTCCAAATAAAGGTGAACATAAAGGACAAAAACATAAAGTTATTCATGTATTTGATGATGGCTCAATGAATATCCAACCTGTTGGGTTAAAAGCAAAAGATATTAAATATCGTCAAGGTGCTGTTAAAGCAAAACCAGAAGATATAGAATTACCTACAAATGATTTCTCTGATATAAAAGGGCCAAAACCTGGTGATTCGGGTTGGTCTACCGAAGATGTATTTAATGCAACATTTAAGGACCCAGAGACGGGTAAAACTATAACTGTTGGTGATGCATATGATAGAGAAGATGGTTCACCTGCTTACGAAAAAGCATTTGCTTACGCAGCGGAATTTAATCCTGATGATGAGAAATTAATATCGGGACCTGGAAGTGGAGATGATTTCTCTAATATAAAAGGGCCAAAGCCTGATGATTCCGGTTGGTCAACTGAAGATGTATTTAATGCAACATTCAAAGACCCAAAGACAGGTAAAACTATAACTGTTGGCGATGCATATGATAGAGAAGATGATTCTGAAGCATATAACATAGCATTGGATTATGTTTCTCAATTTAATCCTGATGATGAGGAATTAATATCAGGACCTGGAAGTCCATCTAAAAAAACGGATAGTAATTTAGATATATCCCCAAAAAATTGGAAAACGGAGCCAAATGGTGGAATGAAGTTTGCAGCGGCTATGGAATTGGAAAAAATATTAAACTCAGAATTAGGTGTTGATGGTGCAGCTGATATTGGTGATAATAGTGGTACGATAGAATACGTGATAGATGATAATGATAGAGAAACTAATTTGTATTTGGGAAAGTCAAAAGATGGGTATGATGTTAGTATAGCAAATCCATACAGTGATGAATTTGAAGAACCTAAAGTTTTCAAAACACCGGAGGAAGCAGTAAAATACGCTATTGAATTAGCAAAAAAATATAAAAAAGATTTAGGTGCTAAAAACGAATCGGTAAAATTAAAATCATTATTACCAAAAAGAAAATAAAATGGAATTAAATTTTGATGAAATTCTATTGGAATTAAGTTACAGAGTTCCAGAAGGAATAGTAGATTTAACAAAAGAACATCAGGTTACCGAATTAGTAAATATCTTAAAAGAAAGTGGATATTCCGATGCAAATGAACTTGCACAAAAAGCAAGAGTATATTTCTCATATCTTCAAGAAATTGAGGAAGCAAATAGAAAGAAAAAACCTGCTAGACAAAAAAGAAAAGCGACACAAAGGAGAACACCAAAAGGTCCGAAACAAGATATTAATACGGTTTTAGCTAAAAGATTTATAAATCCTGAAACTGATAGAGAAGTTTCGGTTCAATCCGCATTAGGATATGCTAAAAATACACAAGCATATAATATAGCAAATCGTATGTTTACAACTGCAGGATTTAGTGATAAGGATATTGATATGGTGGATGCAGGACCTGATGATGAGGAAACACCTGTTAATGTGTTTGGTAAGAAAGGTAAAGGTGGAAAAGTATTTGATAAACCCGAAACCGAAACGAAGCCTAAAACCTTTAAAGAATTACAAGCAAAGGCTAATGAGGTTTCACAGAAGATATATGGTAAAACAGGTAAGGGACCACTTTTACAAGAATCACAAACTTCCGATGCGGCATTGAAAGGTGGTTATATTGAAGGAGCTTGGTGGGTTGCACCAGGAAACGCAGGTTCAAACTTTAATGAAAATATGTCCGATGAAGCAGCGTGTATTTTACAAAAATATCCTGATTTAGAGCAGGATGAATTGGCAATGGTTCTTTTTAATAAATCAAAAGGAACAGCACTTGGTAAACAACAAAAAGATGTTGCGGTTCGTTCTGAAAATAAAATAAAAATACCAGAAGGAATGACCAAAGAAGATGCACAACTATTCAAAAATTGTGTTGTTGCTGCAAGAAGTGGAAAACAGAAGTATAATAGAATACAAAACGGAATAGATATTACAAGAAAAAAATTTGGTTTTGGAAACAAAGTAGAAATAACAGGTCATGGTGGAACATCTAGAAAAGAAGATACTCCAAAAAATGTAATGACCGATAGAGATAACATCAATAATAAAATAGATAAAGCAAAAAGATGTTTTATAGTGGATGAAGAAACCAAAAAAGTAATTGAAGTTCCAAAAGATGTACTAAAAAAATGGGTAGCAAGTTCAGGGGGTGGAGAAAATGCAGCAGATACCGTAGTCATTGCGACTGATGAAAAAGGTAATTTGATATACGATGGTTGGAGTGATAAAAAAACTTTAGCAGATTTACAGTCAAATAGTACTCTTAATAATGATATGACCAAAGCAAATCAAAGAGTAGATGAAGCTTTGCAAAGGGGATTAATAAACGAAGCATCTGCTAAAAAAGCAAAACAATTAATTTCAGCAGGACAAAAAGAAATTGCACAAATTGAAAAAGGATATAAATTGGTATCGCAAAATAACGCAAAATATTTTTTATCTCTCAAACCAACGGAACTTTCTACTATTGAAAAAGATATTGCAAAAGATGGTGAAACATCTAAACACTATGCAAAATATAAAGATACATTTGGTAAAGTTGTTAGAGGACAGGGTAAAGCGGATGCAAAATCGGTAGCAATAGCAGAGCAAGTATCAGGAATAAAAAGAAAAAAATCAAAAGAAGAACTACAAGCTGAAAAATATATTTCAGATACATTAGATTTATATGGTGAAGAGGATGTAAAAAGCTTAATGAAAAATCCTGATGTTCCAGATAACATTAAATCTCAAGTTGATAAAGCAAATAAAGCTGGTGCTATAGGAAGAAAGCAATATATGGATTGGTTTAATACTGAATGGTTAAAAGATAAAAAGAATAAATTAAAAGTTACTAACGCAAGTCCATTTATAACATTGTGTAATGTTTCAAAAAATAATCCACAAGCTGTTAGTACTGATGAAAGAAAAATTATTGAAAGAGCAGCCGTAAAACAAAGAAAAAAACTAACAGATAGTGGTAAACCCGTCCCACCAACATTAAAAAGTGTTGAAAAACTATCAGCTTTGAGACAGCAAGCATTGGAAAAACAAAGGTTAGTATTTAAAAATTTAGAAAAAATACCAGCAAAAACTGCTACTGGTAAAAAAACAACGGTAGGAGCGTTATTAGGGTTTGAAGATGCAAAAGATGCGTTACACTTGGATAAAATTGACTTGCCAAAAAATGATAAAGATTACCATCAATATTTAAAAAGAAATACACATTTGGCAATGGAAGGTATTGCAATAACACCACAAAAAATTAAGGAATGTTTGGGTGTAAAAAATACACAAGAATTACAAGACCATTTTGTTGTGGGTTTTGATGATGAAAGATATATCTATTCAGAAGAAAATCCAAAAATTGTTACTGGAAAAGTTGTTGCTTTATATATGGTGGATAAAGATAAAAAAAGAAGAGAAATTTCACCAAAAGCATTTAGGTCCAAACAAGGTCTTACAGGAACAACATCAAATACATTGGCATGGTCAACTGAAATGCAAAAATGTTTTGACTCAAAAAGATAATAAATGAACACACAACTACTTTGCTTATTTACGACAAAGGAGAGTTTAGATAAATCATACGAATTTATAATCCAAAACTACACCCTGACTAACCCAAACATTTTTGTTTTAGAAAGTAAACTAAAACCAGAAGAAGTGTTCATTACGTTTAATGTCGAAAAGGGCTCAGCAGCAATACCTTCTGAATGGAAAACGATACTTGTTCACAGAAAGAAGCAATCAAATACAATATACACAATCAACGCACTTAACGAAGTAGTTAAGTCCAAAACAGGTGGACAGATAGATAATTCATATATAATTGATTGGGAAGAGTACCGTAATTGTATATTAACAACATCAAACATAGGGTATAAAAAAATACCAACCAAAGTTTTTAAAAATTTTAATACTGAGGGAAATTTGGAATATTAAAAAATTTTTCTTATATTAGTGTAATGGCAAGAAAAATAAAGAAATTCCAACCTGTACAAATTGAGGTTGAAGAACCAAATGAAGTTTTTAGGGATTATAAATGCCCTATCTCTAAAGCTATTGTACATGCAATAGATTACGGAATTACCCATAAAAAGAAAAAGGTAGATTTTGCGAAAATTATTGTACACCATGTATCGGTTATCACCCTTTCAATTGATAGTAGAGAATTTTCCGAATTATTAGATGAACAAATGAATATTCTTGTTGAATTTGAGGAATATGAAACTTGTGCATTACTAATGAAATTAAAAGATAAATTAAATGAAAAAGTTACTAAAAAAGCTAGAGTGGTGGTTTGATATCTACATTGCGTTTTTTCTTTACAATGGCAGAAAAAAACATCATTATTACAATTATATAAATAAAAAATACAATTTTATGGGAGCACAGCATGTTCGTCTTACAATAGATGAAAACAATTTAGTTACAGGGGTTGGTGAAAACACTAAACAACAAAATTCAGAATATGATACTTGTGTAGTTTGTGGTAAAACAAGTCCATACAAAGTTCAGACACATATTGATTATAGAATTGGATATGTAGAAGGAGCAGGACAGGGTTGTTTTCAACCAAAACAATGTCTTCAATCTAATCAATCTGATAGGGAATTATTGGCAATACCAAAATATTTAATAGAAAAATACCCTAACGATATGGAATTGGGTGGAGTTATTAGAGAATTTTATTGGGATAGTAAAAAATAAGTTATGAAGAAAAAGGATGAAATATTTTTAGGAGGAGGTGCAAACCTCAATATTCAAACATCTAAAAATGTTGAATTATTGGAAACTTTAGTTCTTATTAATGGGGAAAAAGAACCGATTGAATTAGAAGTAAAAATAAGTGCTGACTTTGATACTGTAGATGAAAAATATCATGAAGTATTTTTAAATCTTATGACTTCTAAGTATTATGGTAAAGTATCATTTGGGGATAATCCATTTAGTCAATGTCTTCCACCTAAAAAGAAAAAGTGGTATCAATTTTGGAAATAAATAAAAATTAGGTTATATGAAAGAAGAATCAGCAATTGAATTTTGCGAAAGAGAATATCCAGAAATGATGGATGAGTTCAAAAAAATACAAGCCGAAATGTATGAAACATTCTGTAAAAAACAAAGAAATTACGGGCCAGCTAATATATCGGTAGGTACGGCGTTAAAAACAAAAGAGGATATCAAATTATCCTTAACAGGTCTTTGGTTTAGAATCAATGATAAAGTACAAAGATTAAAACAAATGGTTGTATTAGGTCAGCCCGATGAAGTAGGAGAATCTATACAGGATACTTATCAAGACCTATCTGTTTATGGTATAATAGCTCAAATGGTACAAAGAGAAAAATGGGCAAAATAAATTTGGTATATTCAAAAAAAAGTCGTATATTTACTATGTAAAAAGCCAAAAAGGTTATATTTAGTTATGTAGGTAGTAGCTACTTAAACCTTAAACTTTAAACAATTTTTTAAACCTTAAAATCTAAAAACAATGGACATTTCATTGGCGCTAAAGAGATTTAACTCTTTGCAAAGCAACACAAAAAAGTCTGACTCCATTTGGAAGCCAGCAAACGGAAAATCGTTAATTCGTATCGTTCCTTACAAATTTAATAAGGACATTCCGTTTATCGAACTCTATTTCCATTACAACATCAACAACAAGACTTACTTGTCACCAATGTCATTTGGTAGACCTGACCCGATTGTTGAGTTTGCAGAAAAACTCAAAAGGACAGGTGATACTGATGATTGGAAAGCAGGTAAAAAGATGGAACCAAAATTAAGAACTTTCGTACCAGTTATCGTTAGAGGTAAAGAAAACGATGGTGTTAAATTTTGGGGATTTGGAAAAACAGTTTATCAGGACATTTTAGGATATATCGCTGATCCTGACTACGGAGATATTACAGACCCTATGACCGGTAGAGATATCGTATTGGATGTAACATCTGCCGAAGAATCAAATGCAGCATATCCAACAACTGCAATCCGTATTAAACCAACTCAAACAAAACTTTCAGATGACCCAGCTATTGTAAAACAATTGTTGGAAAATCAAAAGAACATTACTGAATTGTATCAGGAGTTATCTTACGCAGAACTAAAATCAGTATTGGAAAATTGGTTGAATCCAGGTGCAGCAGCATCAGAGGATGAAATTGTTGAGGAATTAGAAGCACCAAAACCAAAAACCCAATCAGTTGCTAAAAAGCAATCTGAGGTATCAGTTGATATGGGTGGTACACAAGAATTTGGTGACCTTCCTTGGCAAAAAGAAGCACCTGCTAAAAAAGCAGATGATGTAGCATCGGCATTCGATGATTTATTTAACAACTAATAAGTTACAATTATGGCTAAAGTACAGGAGGACTTGGCAAGTATTCTTGCCGATTCATTAAACAAACAAAATAAGGATGGTAGAATTGCATACTTTCTTACGGATGGTGGGGGTGATGCTCCAACTAACGTAAAAGATTGGTTATCGACAGGTAACGCTCTTTTGGATGTAGCAATCTCTAATAGACCTTATGGTGGTTTGCCTGTTGGCCGTATAGCAGAAATTACGGGTTTAGAGCAGAGTGGAAAATCTCTGCTCTCTGCCCATCTGTTAGCTGAAACACAAAAGAAAGGTGGAGTAGCCGTATTGATTGATACAGAAACTGCCGTTAATAGGGAATTTTTGGAAGCAATCGGTGTTGATATTTCTAAATTATTGTATGTTTCGGTAGATACGGTCGAAGGTATTTTTGAAGCTTGTGAAACTATTATTGAAAAGATTAGGACTTCTGATAAGACCCGATTGGTAAGTATTGTAGTTGACTCTGTTGCAGCAGCATCTACAAAGAAAGAATTAGAAGCCGATTATGATAAAGATGGTTACGCTACTGATAAGGCAATTATTATTTCAAAAGCAATGCGTAAGATTACGAATATGATTGGTAGACAAAACATTTGTTTAGTATTTACTAATCAACTTCGTCAGAAAATGAACGCAATGGCATTTAGTGACCCTTGGACAACATCGGGTGGAAAAGCATTAGCATTTCATTCCTCTGTAAGATTACGTCTTAAGTCTATGGGGCAATTAAAGATTGCAGATAGAATTGTTGGTATTAAAGTTAGAGCACAAGTTGTAAAAAATCGTTTAGGACCGCCTTTAAGACACGCAGATTTCTCTATTTTCTTTGATAGAGGAATTGACAACTATGGAAGTTGGTTGGGTGTAATGAAAGATAATAAGCTTGTAAAGCAATCAGGGGCATGGTATGAATATATTGATACAGAAACAGGTGAAGTAATTAAATTTCAATCAAAAGATTTTTCAGAAATTCTTAAAAACGAAGATATAAAAGACCAAATTTATCGTAAGATATGTGAGGTTTGCATATTACAATACAAAAATTCCGCTTCAGAGGAAGTTGATGAAACAACGGATGTAGCAAATGAGTCAGATTAATAAAAAGTATTTAGATATACTAAAGCAAATAGATGAGGAACATAAAAGTTTTGGTTCTTTACACAAAAATTCCAAAACCCTAATTATTGATGGTCTTAATACCTTCATTCGTTCCTGGTCCACCGCACCAAATCTTAATGATAATGGGGACCATATAGGAGGCATAGTCGGTACACTTAAAAGTATCGGCTACGCTATCCGTATGATTAATCCAACAAGAGTTATCTTAACTTTTGATGGTAAAGGTGGTGCAAAAAGCAGACAAAATATTTACGCAGGATATAAGGCGGATAGAGCTAAAAACAAAATCCGACTTAATCGTGCTATCACCGGTGGAGATATGAATCCTGAGGATGAACAAATCTCTATGAGAAGGCAAATGGTAGCATTGGCAGACCTTTTATCATATCTACCCGTTACTATTATGTTATATGATGGTATTGAGGCAGATGATGTAATGGGTTATATTGCAACTCAACTTCGACAAGATGGTGAGAAAGTTGTATTAATGTCCTCTGATAAGGATTTTTTACAATTGGTAAATAAAGATGTTTCAGTATATTCACCCTCTAAAAAGAAAGTATATACACCAGAAGTAGTTTTGGAAGAATTTGGTATTCACCCACATAACTTTATTAATTTTCGTATGATTGATGGTGATAAATCGGATAACATTAGTGGTGTAAATGGTTTAGGTATTAAATCAATTATTAAAGCATTTCCAATTCTTGCAGAGGAAACTTATCACTCAACAGAAAGTATGTTGGAATATGTAAAAGGATTGGATAAGAAAATTAAAGCACACGAATTATTTGAAAGTAATTTGGAAATTTGCGAAAGAAATCGTAAATTAATGCAGTTGGCAGAGCCAGAGTTTAGTGGTAATCTTCGTATGAAAATTATGGATAGATATGATGAAGTGACACCAAAGTTTGACAAGCAAGGTTTTCTTAAAGTTGGATTAAAAGCTGGTGTTGTAGATTCATTTAAAGATATTAATGATTGGTTACAATCAACATTTGGTCATATAGCAAAATTTTAAAATTATGAAATGTATTAAAAACGAAAAAACAGGCACAATTATTAGAGTTGAAGATAGTCAGGCTGAACAATTGGTTGGTCTTACATGGAAATATACTTCTAAATCGGAATGGAAAGAAAAATTTAGAGATGTAAAAACAGAAAAGCAAGAAGTTGAAGAAGAAAAAAAATCCGAAACAATTGCAGAAAAGCAACTTAAAAGAAAAAAACTTAAAGAAAAACAAAGAAAATAATGGAAGCAGTAGATACATTGGTAAAATATGGTCAATCGTATCAATCTAAAGTTGTTGCTTCACTAATCACAGACGTTAAGTTTTTAGAACAGGTAAACGAAATTACTAAACCTAACTTTTTTGAATCTCAAGCAAATCAATGGATTGTAAATGAGACACAAACTTATTTTGATAAGTATCGTGGTACACCCACAATGGAAGTTTTCAAAATAAAAGTTGGTGATATTGAAGATAAATTACTTAAACAGACTGTAGTTGAACAATTAAAGTCCGTTTATCTGCTAATAGGAGCAAATGATTTACCTTATGTAAAGAATGAATACCTTACTTTTGCAAAAAATCAAAAAGTAAAAGAGGCATTATTAAAATCAGTAGACCTTTTAAAATCCGGTCAATACGATAAAATTATTGATACAATGACCGCAGCATCT